TATATTATTTATTTATAAACAAAGGAATGACACAGAATAAAGCGATAGCTTCTGTATTGGGATTAGGATTATTTAAGGAAGGGATAGATGCGTTAGTTCCCTGGGAAACATATGGTAGATGGGGTGGTGATGGATTTTCCAAAAATGATATAGTGTATAATGTAATAGGTGTAGGTTCAGCTTACATCATAGATAGGTTGTGGGAGAATAGTTATGAAAATGGGTCAGCGTATATTGAGATTTATCCTGGATACATTCGGTTTAATATATATTTCGATTGAAAGGTTCGTAGAATATCCTGATGATGATGAAATATTAGGTGTAGATATTGATGGTGACTTACACAAAATGAGTCGCCAGCAGTTATGTAGATATATGGATGCCGTTCTACCAGAGAGCGGTTTTTTTGATTTACAAAGTACATCTAAAATAAGATTAGGTTGTCAGCTATTAAGAAACTTTCATTTGATGAAAAAAGAATTACAAGTTAAGCGGGATGAGATGGAGAAATCAAATGATGATATTAGGAGCGAAGCTCACGCTTGATGTCGTAGAAGTATTACTTATATTGATGTTAGCTGGTGGAGTTGCTTATTGGCACGACAAATCAAAACCAGTTGTTTATGATATAATTGGATATAATGGTCGGGACTCTATCCAAGTTAGGCAAAATCATATTCCAAAAGGAAATTATTTTTGCCCAAAGTATTGTGATGTAGCTCACGCTCATATAGCCCACCCAGTTACTTGGAAATGTGATATGGATATATGTGATCATTATTTATATCATATCCCACCAGATAATATAAAACCACGAAAACCACATTTATATAAAAATTAAATAAAAATAGTTCTTGGTATATATGTATATAATGTAGTATATTATTATATGAGACAAACATGGCAAAGAAAAAGAAACAAGAATGGATAAGTTTTTACGAAAACGGAACTCGTTATATGTTGTGTAAACATTGTCAATCTGATTATGTTGAAGCAAGTGATAACGCTGTTGCTGTTACCTGCGCGCGATGTACTGCTATTAAATGTTTACAACACACATCATTGGAAGACATGGTGCCATCATTAAAAAAGAAAACAACAGGACGACCACCCGGTTGGCATTTTATGAATGAGTTTGTTGACAAAGATGGTAATGTGTTTCATAAAGGAAAAGAACAACCTGAATTAAAAGGTACTCTTAAACCTACTAAAGTGAAACCACCAAAGAAAAGAAAGAAATTAACAAAGGATGAAAAATTGTATAGAGATATAAACAAATGGAAAAAACGAAAAAAAGCCAGGAGGGCAAAAAAATGATTGATGATTTTATGAGTGTATTAGAAGATTATGCAGGTGTTAATTTACATAGTGAATCAGGTCGTAAATCAGTAGCACAAGCACTTATTGATTATATGTGTGAACATCACATAGTAATGTACACAGACTTGGATGGTGCTATGAGTGATCCAAATATGATAGAGTTTATTAAAAATTGTGGATGTAATGTAAATCAAACTGAATTACAACTTGAGCGGGGACTATAAAGAATGATAGATAAACTAACCACAGAAGAATTTAAGAAAACTATTTACGATATAGATAATACAGAAAATGCAGATGAATTAAAATTTTTAGGTAATAAACCAACACTTATAGATTTCTATGCTGATTGGTGTGGACCTTGTAAGATGTTAGAACCAATACTTGAAGAACTTGCGGAAGAATATGAAGATAAAATAAATATCTTTAAGGTTGATGTTGAAAAAGAAATGCAATTAGCAGTTACATTTGGAGCAATGAGTCTTCCAACTTTATTATTCATACCAGAAAGTGATAGACCAACACTAAGTCCCGGAGCTCCAGGAAAACAATTATTAGTAGAAATGATAGAACAAAAATTATTAGATAATAAAAAAAACACTGCAACCGATGAACGACTTGATACTGCAGTTAAAACATTTAATTCACTAATGGATAAAATAAAAGAGGTATTAAAATGATCATTACAGAAATGACTAAGTTACAGAAACTATGTGAAGAAGTTAAAACCATCAAAGAAGGTGAGGAGATTGGTGCTCAGCTTCTTAAAGAATTAACCGAAAGTCAAAATGGAATTGGATTGGCAGCAAACCAAATCGGTATTAACAAAAGAGTTTGTGTTGTCAATGTCAAAGAACCACTTGTTCTAATCAATCCACGAATAACAGAAACATCAGAAGAAAAGTTTATCTTTCCAGAAGGTTGTTTATCATTTCCAGGACAACATATTAGAACAGAAAGATTTACTGAAATAACAATTGAAGCAGATAATCACGAAGGTAAATTATCTTTCTCTGCTGATAGTGAAGATGTAAATGATGCCTTTGAGTGTGCTTGTGTTCAACACGAGATTGATCATTTAGATGGTGTTACAATGTTTGATAGAGAGTGGAAACAACAACCTATTAGAGTTGAAAAGAAGTTTGGTCGTAATGAAAAAGTTACAATCACAGATGGTAAAGAAACCAAAGAACTTAAATGGAAGAAAGCCGAACCTCTTGTAGAGAGTGGTGATTGGGAGATGGCTACTGTTTAATGAAAGAATATCTTACCTATGATGATGTTCAGATAGTTCCAAAACTTTCTGATATTAAACACCGTTCAAATTGTAGTATATCCACCAGAGTAACAAAAAATTGGGAATTAAACATACCCATTGTATCCTCGCCTATGGATACAGTTACAGAATTTACTATGGCTCAAGAGATGAATGAGTTGGGTGGATTAGGTATCATTCATAGATTTATGGGAATACACGAACAGGCAGACCATGTAGGTAGAGTTACATTAGGACCACCATCCGCTGCTATTGGTGTTACTGGAGATTTTGTAGAACGAGCCCAAGAGTTAGTTAATAGTGGTTGTAAAATATTATGTATGGATGTAGCTCATGGACATCACAAATTAGTTAAAGAAGCAATTAGGAGAATAAAAAATGAAGTTATGGGAAAAGTTGACCTCTTGGTTGGAAACATTTCAACTGGAGAGAGTGCAAGAGACCTTTGTGAATGGGGAGCAGATGGTCTTAGGATTGGTATCGGCGGTGGTAGCCTTTGTAGTACTCGTATTCAAACTGGTGTGGGAGTACCTATGGTTAGTTCCATTCTTTCTTGTGTTGCTGTTGCAGATGAGTATGATGTTCCTTGTATGGCTGATGGTGGGATTAGGAGCAGCGGTGATGTATGTAAAGGACTTGGCGCCGGTGCGGACACGGTAATGTTGGGTTCACTATTAAGTGGAACTAAAGAAACACCGGGTGTTATAACCAAACAAGGTCAATGGCCAAATGAAGTATTACAGAAGAAGTATAGGGGTAGTGCATCAGTTGAGTCTAAAATGGATAGAGGAGAAAATAAAAATGTGGAAGGATATTCTACAACAATACCGTATAAAGGCAAGGTTAAAAGAATTGTTCAAGATATTATTAGTGGTCTTAGGTCTTCTATGTCTTATGTGGGTGCAAATAACATTGAAGAATATCAGTCAAAATGTGAATTTGTTAAAGTAACCAACGCCGGGATAATTGAAGCTAAGCCCCATCTTTTATAGATTTCCTTATATTTATATATAGATTAGGAGATAAAATATATGTCAGAACAAAAAATAACAATAAAAGAGTTAATTCAAGATATTGATTTTAGATTATCACATCTTGAAGATATAACTGCAGATAACAGAAAAGTTATGATTAAACTTGTGGAGCAAGGAAATACAATAGTTAAATTTCTAAAACAGTTTGAGGTTCAGGATGTTACAGAAAGTGAATTGGGATTGCCAGAGTTACCATTTTCATCAGAAAATGATGATGTGGATGAAGAAGAACGAGTGGGTAGAATACAATCCATTAAAGAAGCAATAGATGACTATATGGATAAGCATGACCAATTAAAAGAATTTGAGAAAGAATTAAAAAAGAATAAAGATAAATTAACACCGGGACAGATGGGTGAAAGTTAAATACTTCATTATATTATTTATTTTTGGGAACATTTTATTAGCTGATGAATATAATAATAATTCAGTTAAACAGGTTACAATACAATCACAAACAGAAGAAGATGAAAATCTTTACCGAAGTAGAAAAGGAAAGAAAGGTAAAAAACGCCGAAGAGGTGGTAACGGATTAAGATAAAAAAAGCTTGTTTCGTATTACTTAATATACTTATATTTATACTTAATCAATTGGGGATGAACTAGTTTCGATTGGTGTTTTTTGATATAGAGGTGCAAGTAGATTGATTTACTTTATAAATCAAAGTCAGATAATAACTGGCAACTATAATACACAAGTAGCCTACGCATAGGCTTCCGTTACCTTATTGATTCTAATAGATAAGAAGTAGCGTTATCCCGGATTAGAAAGAACCTGAATAAACAGTAAATTCCTGTTGGTTATCACAACTACGATAGGTTAAATCAGAACAGTTGGATTGACTTTGTTAGTAAGAAAGAAACTAACTAAACTTGTGAATGACTTTTATATTAAGGATGTCAAGACGTGGGGGCAGTACCCACCATCTCCACCAATTGCGGGTGAGTGAAACGGATAATCAGCGCTGGGTTCATATCCCGGAGATAATGGGTTCGACTCCCATACCCGCTACAAAACTTAAAAAAAATACTATGTTTTTGTGATATATATCATATTTATACATAGTAAATAAGTTACATAGTTATTATATGCGATTCTTAAAAGCACATATCAAAAGAGGCATCTAGTCTCGATAGGTTAATCCGGTTAATACATATTATGTTATTAGATGGTAATTTTTTGCCTTTAAGAATTTTACATATAATAAAAAACAGTAAATCGTTAAATAACGGAGGAAACGAATGAAGAATAGTATAAGAAACTTAATCATAACCTTTGCTTTTGTGGCAGGTATTTTTGGTATCACACAAGCGCAAGTAAGCGGTGAGTATTCAACAGATGTTACATTTGGTGAAACTACTACATTTTCCAGTCCTTATACTGGAATTATACTTGAAGGTGATGGTTGGGAATTAAGTACAAATCTATCAGATGGTAATGTAAATGTTGAAGAAGCCAAATATAATTGGGTAATTTCAGATGCAATTACAGCAACATTTGGTAGTCAGGCAGAACCATATGGAGTTGCTTGGGGGTCACACAGACCATCAGGTACTGCATGGGCATCTGCTCCACGAGAACATTCAGTAAGTACAGGTGTTGGTGTTTCAACAGCTGCTTTTGGTGTTGGAGCAAGTGCTTTTTATGGTGATGATTCATATTGGGCAGCAAGAGCTTCCTATGATGTATCAGCGTTTGGGATAAATTCTACAATAGGATTATCTGTAAACAGTAACGATGCTCAACTAATTGATGTTTCTAAAAGTGGTGCCGTATTAGGTATTCCTTTTAATTCATCTTTTGAATACGACTTAGCAAATGACGGAGCTTATTGGCTTCGCAGTGATTGGTCTCCAGATTTTGCAAAAGGCGCTTCTGCACTTGTTGGATATAATTCCGATGGTGAAGTGTCATATGGAGTTGGGTATAAATGTTCTGATAACTTAAAGCTTTCGTCTGAACTTTCAGGTGATGGTGATACAGTTATTAGATTCAGTTATTCATTCTAATAAACACTTAACTATAGGAGATAGAAAATGAATACAAAAGCAGCTTTTGCTACAGTAGGTGAATGGGTGAGTGGTTTAACTAATATGTTCGCAGGCTTTGTTGGTCTGGGTGTATTGGCTGAACTTATACTTGGAAGCCCACTATTCGGCGTATCAGTTGTTGGAAACCTTGTTGCGTTAGTTTCGCAATTCGGTGACAATGGATTCGCAGGATTAGTTGCGTTGCTTATTCTTGTTGGTTTATACAACAATAAATAAGTGATGTGAATCACATATAATATAAATGGGGTTGGTATTTTTAATATCAGCCCCATTTTTAATGAATGAAACCTGAATATATATGATATTTATAATAAACAATATCAAATAAATTGGGAGTTATTAAACTATGAGTAAATCTAAGAGTTCTCAAACTAAAAAGGTTTCACTTCACGAATTAAATAATCACAATATAAATAATAAACGACAAGCATTGAAAGACTTAAAGATGTTAAACTTTGATGATATACAATTTAAGAACGCAGCACAAAAACGGTTCTATAATACAATATCCAAAAAGGATTTAACATTCTGTATTGGTCCTGCTGGCTGTGGTAAAACATACTTATCAGTTCACAAAGCTTTAAGAGAGTTAGGTGATAAAGAGTCTAAAATAGATGGTATCGTTATCGTCAAACCTCTTGTAGAAGCAGATGGTGAAAAGATAGGTCATCTACCGGGTGATATTGAAGAAAAAACAGCACCCTGGATGATGTCGTTTTATTATAATATGGAACAGATTATTGGTAAACAAAGATTAAATATCTTGAAAGATGCTAATATCATTCAAGTTATGCCTTTAGCATTTATGAGAGGTATTACACTTTCAAATAAATTTGTAGTATTAGATGAAGCACAAAATGCTACACCAGAACAAATAAAAATGTTTGTTACAAGAATTGGTGAAAATAGTAAATATGTTATCACAGGAGACTTGGAACAATCAGATTTAAGAAATCGTAAAAGTGGATTAGAAGATGCCATTAAACGATTTGCTGGTGTACACGGTGTTGGTTTATCTATGTTTAAGGAAAAAGATATTGTAAGACATTCATTAGTAAGAAGATTACTTAAACGGTATCATGATGGGTTTAATATAATTGATGATGTATCAGCTGAAACAACAATTTCAATGTGGTTACATGATCATACTGAAATAGAACCACACACTGATGGGTCGTATAATAATCAAAGCGGGGAACATTATTTTAAAATAAAACAATAATGTTATAAAAAAACACTTTGATTACATATCAAAGAAGTTGTATATTATATAACAATAATAACAATGGAGATGAATAATGATTAAATCAAACCATGCACTCATCATTAACTTTTTATCGTTAGTGATGTTAACAGGTTATTATAGTATTCTGTTGGATGAAGTACACGCTGAAAACTTCGACTTGAGAAAACAGATTTATCAAGACGAACAACCAGACCTTTACGGTAAACAAGAGTTCAACGTTACTGTAACAATGTATAATCCAACAAGAGGGCAAACAGATTCAACACCAAATGAATTAGCTGATGGTACAAAAATCAACCCAAACAAAGCATCACACTATAGATATGTTGCACTATCACGAGATTTAATTGCTCGTTGGGGTGGACCATTTGATTATGGTGATTATGTGGTGATTGAAGGTACAGGAGCTTATGATGGTGTTTATCAAGTAAAAGACACGATGAATTCCAGGTTCATAAATAGAGTAGATATTTTAAGGACAGAGGGAAGTAAGTATTTTAAATATGATAATATAACTTTGTATAAATACTTTAAGTATGATCAAGTTACATTACATCAACACGAATAATAAATTAGGAGATAGCGGGATGAAAACAATGAGAAGTATTGACGGGAAAAGAATTTTCCGAGTTACAGACGATAAAGCAGCTACATTATATGCAGAAGGTTCAGCAAATTACGCACCAAAAGAAGAATGGAAAAAAGAGGTTCGTGATATTAAGAAACCAACAGAAACAAAACAAAAGGTTAAATCAAATAAACCATCAAAAGCACAGAAAAGACAAATGAGGAAAACGTTATAGGTGATAAATAAGCAAGTTATTTTAGCAACACTTATTTTGGTAGGTGTTCAAATTGTTATTTGGTTTCAATTAAATGCTCAATTAAAATGGGAATGGTTTAAAGATAATTCAATGTTATTATCTATATTGGGATTTCCAATATCATATCTTTTAATACTTTCAACGAAAATAGGATATGAAGGATTTGGTGAGTTGTGGCCATTACGATTGGTAGGATTTGCTGCCGGAATGATTTCATTTCCGATTATTACTTGGTATGTGTTAGGGGAAGGTATAACATTAAAAACTGGTATTTCAATGGTATTGGGTTTAATAATAATGTTATTACAGTTTATTTAATTGATCAGTTGTTTATTGTTTATTGTGATCAACTATAATTAGTATACAGTAAATATAAACAGATAAAAAAAATTGTAACAATATTATTCAGATAAAAAATACTTGTTTTATATAGTAAAAAAGTTGTATATTAAAATAATTAAAAATTAAAAGGTATAAGAATGCAATATATTACACGCTCAGGGACATTTGATTATGGACATAGAGTAATGAATGAAAAAATGAAATGTTTTAATCTTCATGGACATACAGGACTTTATGAATTGACATTTTCTTTTAATACAATGGAAGATATTGGTTATGCTATAGATTTTAAGGAAATTAAAAGAGTGGCTTGTCAATGGATTGATGATTTGTTAGACCACAGTTTCATTGCCAATCCAAAAGATAAAACTTATATTAAAGCAGCTGAAAAAGAAAATAGTAAATTATGGTTGATGTCCTTGAATGGTAAAGGTAATTATTGTAATCCATCAGTTGAAAATTTAGCAAGGGAGATATTCTTAACTATGGAAATTTTATTTGAGGACTACACAGATTTGGATATTTCTGAAATTAAATTAAATGAAACTCCAAAATGTTATACAATTTGTAATAGTAAGTCTATTCCAGAACAAGAAAAAACTAATTTTAGAAAAGTTAATTACCATTCAATTAAATCATATGCGGATGAAAAGGGGATTGTAGAATACGATGACAGAAAGATATAGAATGGATTATTTACATCACAGAGAATTGTTAAATTTAGATTGGAAAAAGAAAATACCTATATCTGAAATATATACTTGTTTACAGGGTGAAGGAAAGTATATTGGTATTCCACACATTCTTATTAGAGTTACAGGATGTAAATTAAGATGTCAGTTTTCTAATTCATTTTGTGATACACCTTACGCTTCTTGGAAACCAGAAAAAGGTAAATATACTTTTAATGATATTGCAGAGTTTTATGAAACACACTCACATATTAAACACACGATGATTACAGGAGGTGGTCCAACACTACATCCAGAAGTTTTACAGATGTTATGTTTGATAGCTAAAAGAAAAGGACATTATATTACTATTGAAACAGAGGGTTCAGAATTTGTACAGACAGTTGGAGATTTTGTTTCCCTATCACCTAAATTATCTAATTCAACACCACAACCAGGAACTTGGATGGAATATGCTAATCGTGAAGTTACAGAAAAAGATAAACAACAACACGAAAAGTGGAGATGTAATTATGATGATATGAAGAAACTAATTGATAATCATCCAGACTATCAAATGAAACCAGTTATTTCAAATGAAGAAGATTTAAAAGAAGTAAAAGAGTTACAGAAAATATTGAATGTTCCAAATAATAAAGTCTGGTTAATGCCTGAAGGATTAGTTGAAGAACAATTAAATGAACGAAGAAAGTGGTTAATGGAGTTATGTACTGCACTCGGTTATAACTTTTCAGACCGATTACATATTATCACTTATGGTGATGTACGAGGGGTATAGATGTATATTGAATATATAGGTTGGATTGGTTTTATATTTCTTATTGGTGGTTATTATCTAAATGCTAAACAAAATATTTTGTGTTTTATATCTTGGGTATTTGGAAATATATTATTATTAGTATATGCTGTGATAATAAACGCATTACCACAAGTAGCCACAGCATTGGTAGTATTAGTTATGAATATTTATGGTTATTTACAATGGAGTAAGGATGACTAAATTAAAATATGCAAATGGTAATAAACCATTAACAGAAGAACAAAAACAAAAGATGATTGAAGAAGCAGCTAAACATTATGGAAACTATATGACAGCTCTTGGATTTGATTGGGAGAATGACCCAAATAGTTCTGATACACCCATGAGAGTAGCTAAGGCATTTGTAAATGATTTAGCTGAAGGTGTTTATTCAGAAGGTCCAAAGATTACAGCATTTGATAATGTTGATAGATATGATGGTATGGTATTTCAAGGAAACATAAAACTACATTCATTCTGTAGTCATCATCATCTTCCATTTGTTGGAGTAGCTAATGTAGGTTACATTCCAGGAATTGATGGTAAGGTGATTGGTTTAAGTAAGTTAAATCGTATTGTAGAGTTCTATGCTAGACGACCACAAGTTCAAGAAAATTTAACAATGCAAATACATAAACATATTGATAGAGTTTGTGAGAAGAATGAAGGTGTCGCTGTGATGTTAGAGGCTAATCATATGTGTGCTTGTGTTCGTGGAGTTAAACACGATGCTACAATGAAAACAAGTAAATTGAGTGGAGCTTTTATGGATAGTACAGAATTAGCTCGAACAGAATTTTATGAATTTGTAAGAGGATTGAAATGATAAATAAAAATACATTAACAAAACCAATAAATAAAAAAGTATTACTATGCTCAGCTGGTATGGATAGTTACATAATTGATAAACTTGAAAAACCAGATGTATGTTTGTTCATTGATAGCAAATCAAATTATAGTGAGATAGAAAAAAAGTGGATGATTGAAAATGAAGTGCACTATCATAATCTTGTAATAATGGATAATGTGTTAGATTTGTCTATGGTTGAATTAGATAATTTTATTGTACCGATTAGAAATTTATTTTTTGCTGCATTTGGAACATACTTTGGAGATGATATTATACTTGGAGCTACTTATGGTGATAGGAGTAGTGATAAGGATTATACATTTCAGGGTATGATGAATGGAGTATTAAATTATATATATGGGAAAAGTCATTGGTGTGAAGGTAGAAATATAAACTTCAACTTGAAATATAAAGAATGGACAAAAGAAGATTTAATAAAAGAATTTATTAAACAGGGTGGTGATGTAGAAGAGCTTGTGTTCAATAGTTTCAGTTGTTACACACCAGATGAAAACGAAGAACCCTGTGGTAAATGTAAACCTTGTATTAGAAAGTTTCTTTCAATACTCGGTGCAACTGGTGTTGATATTAGTGAATATTATGATAATAAACCACGAGATTATTTTACAGAAGAAGTTATACAACAATGGATAGGTGAATTAAAAGTTCCTGTGAATAGACGAGGTAGAGAGAGTGAAGAAACAGAAAATGTGTTATATGATATGTTAGAGGGAAGATGTTAATACAAAATAAATTTAAGTATTTCCCATCATTTTCTGTTGGTGGGTTTGGAGACGCTCTACGAAGTAACTATAAATTTTTAGATGGATTTTCTTGTAGATTTTATTCAGAGGATTTTCCAGAAAAGTTTAGACATAATGAGTTTCTAATATCAGCTGGACACTTTATAAGAAATAATCCAGACTTATATAATGAACATGGTTTTACAAATAAGAATTTAATTATGGGTGACTCTGGTGGTTATCAAATATGTTCTGGAGCAACCAAATGGAAACCAGAATTAACACAACAATCATTTGAGTGGTTGGAACGAAATTCTAATATAGCCATGAACTTGGATATTCCACCAAGACTTAAATATGATGGTAGGTTTAATGAATGTCTTAATTTAAGTAAAGATAATTTTAAGTACTTTGCAGATAATCAAAGTGGTAATGTAGAATATCTAAATGTAATTCAAGGTAGTGATGAACATTCATTTAAGAAATGGTATGACGAAGTTAAACAATACCCATTTCAAGGTTGGGCTATAGGTGGTTCTGGATTTAGTTACTATAAATTCTTATCAGGACTTATGGTATTGTTGGATGGAAATGAACATCATAATCCAAATATAAAATACTTTCATATACTTGGTTCATCACGAATTACATACTTTTTAATGTTGATACAATTACAAAAATCATTAAATGAAATTGGAGTTGATATAACTATAACAACCGATAGTTCATCACCTGATAGAGCAGTTGTCTTTGGAACTTATTATTCTGGATATAGTATTAAGCGTGGTACTTGGGAAGGTATAGGTTTTCCAAACGAAGCTAACCATTCAGATATAATAGATGAATTTGTTGAATTAGAAAATCCAACATTTCCAATCATAAATGAATTTGATGTTGAATTATCAAAGCATGTAGATTTTAGTTCAGTAAAAGATAGAGTAGCATATAGTACAGGAATGAGATTACATAATTTCCAATTTTTTAAGGATGTAATAAATAAGGTTGAAAGTATTGTTTATGGACATGATTTTATTTTACAACAAACATTATCAACAGATATGTACAATATATTACATTCAATTGATGAAATGGTAAAGAGTGATAATCCAAGATTAGTATTTGAGAAACACAAACCATTATACTCAAAGTTAAGTAATACAAAAAAAGAAGTACAAACAAATACAACACATACATTTTTTTAATAGGAGAAGCAATGCAACTAACAGCAGAACAAATACAAAATAATTGGGACAAACTAATAACAATTATTAAAGAAACATTTGAGGGTGAGAGAAAAGAAAATCTGTTAAAGATGTACAATCACTTTCAAGAACGAATGATGATAGCACCCGCATCTGGTCAATCACATTTTCATTTATGTGTACCTGGTGGATATGTACAACATATTCTAAACATCATACATTACTCAAAAGAGTTTTACAAATTATGGAAAGATAACGGAGCTTATGTAGATGACTATACAGAAGAAGAATTAATCTTCGCCGCGATGCATCATGACTTGGGTAAAGCTGGTGATTTAGAACAAGACCATTATATTCCAAATCCGTCAGAGTGGCATAGAATAAATCAAGGAAAAATTTATACAAATAATCCTGACTTAAATTTTATGACCCCACCAGATAGAGCTATATGGATATTAAATCAGTTTGGTATTACAATGTCACAGAATGAATATATTGGAATTAAATTAACTGATGGGATGTATGACGAGGGTAATATTCAGTATCTTAAATCATATGCACCAGAAAAGAAGTTGAAATCTAATATGGCTCATATACTTCATCAAGCTGATATGACTACAACTCGTATTGAGTACGAAGATTGGTTACATGCAGATGAAAAAACTAAACAAGTTAAAGCACCAAAAACAAATGATGAACATAAAAAAGTGGAAAACTTAAAATCAAAGTTTGATGAACTTTTTGCGTAGGAGGTAATAATATGTTATATGATTTATTTTTTGTTTTATTCTTTTTAATAAGTGTTGTATCAACATCACTTGTATATTTTTCATTGAGAAGAATAAATCAATATGAAAATCTAATATTTCAGTTTCAACAAATAATTGAATATGCTGCCGAAAAAATGAAAGCCGTAGATGCAAGTGGTCATTACGAAGCAGATGATGAAACTGGATTTTTCTTTCAACAATTAAAAGAGTTACAGGAGTTATTAAATGAATTATTTGAAAACGAACAGTCAGAGGAGAATAGTAGTGCCAAAGAAAAAGAAAAAGAGTAATTATTATTTTGACCAAGATGTTGAAGATGCGATAATAAGATACAATTCCCTAGACCCATCAGAAAATCAATCAGAACGGAATAAGATTTATCAAGAAGAAATACATTATGCGTTTGATAAGTTATCTGAAAATATTATAAATACATTTAAGTTTGAGTATTTTGATGATGTGTATGAAGATGTAAAGATAGAAGTAGTTTCTTTTCTTGTGATGAATATTCATAAATATGACCATACAAAAGGTTCAAAAGCATTTAGTTATTTTTCTGTAGTGGCTAAGAATTATCTTATTCTTCATAACAATGCTAACTATAAAAAATATTGTACTCATACTGGAGTAGATATACTTAATACTAAACAAATATCACAGAGTAAAGAAGCATATTTTTCAGAATTTACAGATGAGATGGTACAGTATTTTAATAATAATATTCCTAACTTATTTAAGAATAAGCGAGATATAGAAGTTGCATATGCTATTGTTGAGTTGATGAAACAGAGGGATGAGATTGAAAATTTTAATAAAAAAGCATTATATGTTCTTATTAGAGAAATGACTAATATAGAAACATCTTACATAACAAAGGTAGTTAATGTATTTAAGAGAGAATATAAACATCTTGTTACTCAATTTGAGAAGAATGGAATTATAGAAGATAAACGAAATTCATTTTTTTAACAATATATAAAATATAACAATAACCGATTAAAATCCCATTGAAAGATGGGATTTTTTATTTTATATACATTTTTACAATTCCTATATTTATATATGAATAGTTACATCAATATATTTAGGAGAAAAATGTGAAATCAAAAGACGAAATATTTGAAGGTAAATCATTTCAAGACTTAACTAAAGATATTTATAAAAATACAACTGATAGAAAAAAACAGATAGATTTGTTAATATCAGAGATACATGGATTTATTACAACCATAGATGATGTTGTATTGGTCGCTCCAATTATAAAAGAATATATGGATGTAGCAGTTAAGAATGATGAACATCTTGTTAAGTTGGCAGGTGTGATACAGAGAATTATAGCTAAATCAACTGGTGGTGACGAAGAGTCATTTTTACTATCAGATGCTGAAAAAGAAGATTTAATATCAGCTCTTCAAGATGATGTAAATGAAATTCAAAGAGAAGCTGATAAAATAAATGTCATTAAAGAACAATCAAAAAATATTATAAGGGATAATTAGTATGGGAAATCATCCAGTACATATACCACAACCAAAACAATATCATATTCCGAATTGGTTGGATGATAATGGAGATGGAGATCCACCACCTCATATTACAATGGATTATTTACAATTTATACCTGGTGTTGTCGTAGGCGTAGTTACAGGTAAAGATTCTGATAAATATGAAGGTGATTTGAGTAGAATTAGTAGTATTAGAGCACTACCACATATTGGTGGAAAAGAAATGAAAAAGAAATCTATGGTTGGTGAAGAGGGTAGATATGTTCCTTTACTTAGAGGAATACAAGAAACTCCAACTTTGGGTGATCCAGTTTTATTGTGTGAAATTGGTGGAGTTCAATATTATCTTGGTCCATTAAATACAGAAAATAATCCAAATTGGAATGAAGATAAATTTAGTAGCGATGAAGTAAGAAGTGGTCAAGAACATGGAATGAATGCAGATTCATTATCTAAAACAAAAGCATTTGCTAATAAAGACCAGTTAAGATTACAAAAATTATTAAATAATAAATTAGATAATCCTATAAATCCAGATGGTGAATTGTCAAAAGCAATACATGGTGATTTGGTATTAGAAGGTAGACATGGTAATAGTTTAAGAATTGGAAGTAGAAATGTAAATCCATATTTAATTATATCCAATGGTAGATTATCTAATAATCCAGTAGAGACAAGTTTAGATGGAACTATATTTGGAATTTTTACACAAGGTACACTTCATGATCATTTTAATATGGATAAAAAGAATGGTGAGAAATATGAATTTTTATTGGCTGATGATGAAGTTGATGGTGTTAAACGAAGTATATCAAGAACATTTATGAAACCACTCGCGAGGGGGTTAGTAGACAAACCAGAAAACGCAGATAATAATATAAATGAAACTATTTATGGATATAGTGGAAATCAAGCATTTCTATCATCAGATAGAATAACTTTTAATGCGAGAAATGATAGCATATTTGTATCTGCACTTCAACACATTCATTTAGGTAGTGGCAATTCTATGACTTTTTCTACAAGTCAAAGTATTTTATTTGAAGCGGCTACACGGGTTGGTGTAAATGTTCCTTTATTTAAAGTGAATAGTGGGATTGTTACTATAGATGGTAGAGATGGAATTATATTGGGAGCACCGGAATTGGGTGATAATCCCAATCGAGCTGTATGTGGTGAGGGATTGGTTGATGCGTTAAATTCATTGAAAGTAATTATACAATCTCTTTGTATGGGTGTAACTATGGCTGTAGAAAATAGAGCCAAACCTGGTGGTTCAACGGATTATATGACACCAATTATGAAAGATTTAAACAAATGGTATGGTGATGGTGGTAAGAAATTAGAAGATCAAATTTTAAGTAAACGGGTGTATATTTCACCTTATTAGGAGATAAAATTGGTAATTGAAGGATTATTAGCATTGGAACAATTAAGTGTGTCTGACGCTAATACAACAATTGAGGGTGAGGTTAAAAAAGCACAAGTTTGTGCTAGGACCGGTGTACCAAAATTACCTGGGATTCCAGATATACCTGATATGATTAATGCTTGGATGATCTCTAATTGGGAAGGATTAAAAATAGAAATTATAACAGAATGTGAAGAATTTTTAGCTGAGTTTGAAAGTGATACTAATGGTCGTATAGTAACAAAAGTAAATAAATTTATCAAAAAACTAAATGATTTTGTAAAAAAATTAAATAAATTGATAGAAGCGATTGTTGCATTGATAGCACCAATTTGTCCAATTATAACGGCAATTAGTATTATTATGATTGTTGCAAAGGTAATAACTTTAATACCATCTTTTGGTGGTGGTTTTGGTGCGGTAGTAGTAGCAACATCACCCCAAGCCATCGCACAATCAATTTATACATTTGCAGTTGATGTATTAAATAAGATAAATAAAGTTCCATTTGCATTGGTGGGTGTTTTAAATATGATTGTTGCTATATATGAATATATAGAGATTGTTTATCATAGAATTGTAATTTCATTAAAAAGACAACAAGCATTATTAGCAAGAATAACTGAAGCATTATTACGGACTGCAGATGATTGGTTAGATATAGATTATGATAGAAAAGCTGAAGCAGATGCACGACTGAAAGAAGCAGAAAAGAATTTAAAGAAATGGGAAACATTTAATAATGATATGATGCAACTTGGTAAAGACTTTAAAGATGCACTAAACGATATATCTACTAGGTTAGGATTACAGATGCAGATAAATAATTTAGAGAAATTGTTTGATTTGGATGATGGTTATTCTGTAGATCCCACACCACCACCACTACCAGAGGAAAAGGTAGTTAGAGAAGAGTGTAGTGTAGATACACCACCATTGGATGCTTTGTGGGAAAGGTATCCAGAGAATTATATTGATGAATGTGGTGATACTTGGGTATGTCAAGACCATCCAGATCCAGAAATAACTTGTGATTGGGAAAAAGATGGTACTAATATATTTGATGGTGTAGATACAACACCAGTTGTAGATACAACACCAGATGTATCTGCACCTTATTGTGATGAGTTTGGTAATTGTTGGGAATATGATCTAGATACTGCAAGTTGGAAGTTAATTATTACAGAACCAATTTCTGCAGATGTTCCACTTGGAGAGGGTGATCTTGAGAGTTTAAGACTTGGACTTTTAGATGAGTTAGATAATTTAGGTGGCCCTGTGACTGGTAATGATTTACTCGAACTTGATGAACACGATAGATTAGCAGTTCAAAATTTATTAAATAGTCTTGGAAATACAGTAATTTCAAGTCTATTACATCCACATGGAGATGTTACTATTCAAAAAGCAACAGCAAAAACTGGTAAAAGATATGGATTTTATCAATCAGATATTTAATTATAGGAGAACATAAGTTATGAAAATGAGTCAATTAAAAATGGCAATAAGAGAAGTAGTTAGAGAAGAAATAAGAATAGGTTTAAGAGAAATTATTGGTGAATTAAAACAACCAACAATAAAAAAATCCAAACCAAAACAAAAAACAAATTATTCAAAAAATCCAATTTTGAATGAAGTGTTAAAAGAAACAGCAGAAAATGACTGGGAAACATTAGGAGGAGAAACATTCACTTCAAATAAGATGGGTGATATACTTGGTAAGTCTTATGGTGATATGATGAATACAGAAGATACAGTAAATGCTAATGGAAATTTAGTAAGAGAGATGGGAATGGATCCAAATGACCCTACAGCTGCTTTCTTAAAAAAAGATTATAGAGAACTAATGAACGCGGTGGACAAGAAACAAGGAAAATAATTAAATGGCGATATTAGACGAACAGAAAAATAAAAAACCATTTCTAAATGATAGAGATGAAGATGTCTTTATAGGATTACGATTACCATTAGTATTAGACAATAATAAACTAGCATCAACTACAACTACATTAGATGCTATAAAGAATAATTTACAGAATTTTTTATCAACAGAACAAGGTGAAAGAGTAATGCAACCCAATCTTGGAGTAGGATTGAAAAAGTTTTTGTTTGAACCGTATTCTGATGAAATGGTAGTTTCTATACAAACTACTATAATTGAAGCTTTAGGATATTGGATGCCGTTTATTAGAGTGAATGATATACAAGTGAGTATGTCTGCTAATGAGACTGGTGATTTTAGGAGTGTATTGGAAGTATCAGTGGATTTTAGTTTAAAAAAAGACCCAACAACTGTTGAGTCTATTCAAGTAAATATTGGAGAATAAAAATGCCATATGGTAAAAATGAAATAAAAAATAGTAATATAAATTATGTTGGTAAAGATTTTAATGACTTAAAATCATCTTTGATAGGTTATACAAAATCATATTTTCCAAATGCATATAAAGATTTTAATGAAACATCACCTGGAATGATGTTGGTTGAATTATCTGCATATGTCGGAGATGTATTAAATTTTTATGTTGATCAACAATATCGTGAAATGATGTTACCATTGACTGAAGATAGAAGAAATATAATTACATTAGCAAAATCATATGGATATAAAACAAAAGCAATAACTCCTGCGTATGTAGATTTAACTATAAAAGATGTTATACCTGCGACAGTCGATGGACAACCAGATTATAGTCATGAAAAATGTATTACTATTGATAGAGGGATGAAACTTACTGTTGCTGGTGAACCATCAACAATTTTTGAGACTTTAGATGTTGTTGATTTTAAGGTAAGTTCATCAGCTGATATAAAACCAGAAGTTTTAAGTGTAGATAGTACAACTGGAATTCCAAGTGAGTATACTTTAATAAGAAAAGTAAAAGCTATAAGTGGTGAGACTACAACTACAACTTTTACAGTAGGAGAACCACAGAAGTTTTTAAAACTTACATTACCAGAAACAAATGTTATTGAAATATTAAAAGTAACTGATACTAATGGAAACTTGTGGTATGAAGTAGAAACATTAGCACAAGATAAAATACCCACTATAAAACATTATACTTCAGATGATAATAGAAGTACAGCATATAGTAATTTGAGTGGAGATAGTGTAGTTTCTTTACCAGTACCATATTCATTAGAATACATTAAAACATCAAAAAGATTTACAGCAGAGGTTGATGAAAATAATAAAACAATTTTAACTTTTGGTAATGGTGTATTAAAAAATGGAAATACATTCAATGCAAGTTTTTTAGCAGTTGAACAACAAGGTATAAATTTACCTGGTGGTGAGGAAGATTTGGAGTCTGAAATTGATCCACTTTTAGGAGATGCTTATGGGACACTTGGAGAAGCACCATCACAAACAACTTTTACTATAACATATAGAATTGGTGGTGGGGTTGGTGCTAATATACCATCTGGAAATATTACTACAATAAATAGTATTACAACATTACCTTCTGGTGGAACGACAACTGGAATAACGGTTACAAATGATAAACCAGCAGTTGGTGGTTCATCAGGTGAAACAATAGAAGAAATACGACATAGAGCTATAAATCATATATCAACACAAAATAGATGTGTAACTAAACAAGATTATGAAGCAAGGGCATTAAATATGTCTGCTAAATTTGGTAATATAGCAAAAGTGTATTGTGCAAGATCTGGTGCTGTTAGAACAGCTCAGAGACAAAGAACACAAAATTTAGTTGATAAGTTGAAACAAATTATAAATAAAAATTATGATTATTTTAATCCAACAATAGGAGAGGCCGAAAGAAAAAGACTTTTATATGGCAATGAGAATGAACAGGGAATTAAGGATTTATTGGATGCCGATAAAAGTGGTGGATTAAATCCAGCTGATTTTGAAATTTTATTTGAAACTCTAGAATTAACTCATCAAAATGTTTCACAAGATGATAGATTATACACAGTTGATTTATATTTACTTTCTTATGATAATAATAAGAATTTAATAAATACACCAAATATAGTTAAACAAAATTTAAAACAATACTTAAATCAACATAGACTAATAACAGATCAAGTATCTTTTTATGATGGATATATAATAAATTTTGGTGTTGTATTTGATGTAGTAGCTCAACAATATGAAAATAAAGATGATGTTAAGTTTAGATGTATTCAAGCTATAAAAGATTATTTTAGAATTGAAAAAATGCAATTTAAACAAATTTTATATACTAATGATATTAACCAATTATTGATGGATGTAGATGGAGTTAGAGCTGTGAATTATGCAACAATAACACAAGATAAAGATTACAACGCAGAAACAGGAGCGGGTGGAACTGAAGTAGATGTATTTTCACCAGGATTATTTACAACACTAATTCAATCAAATGGAACTACATCAACAACAAGTAATAGTGGATATGGTTACTATTATGATTTTAGTAAGTTTTATGGTAAAGATGCTGTGGTTGGAAATGGTATAACATTACCAGCATATGAACCAGCAGTATTTGAATTAAAAAATCCTAATCAAAATATTAAAGGAATAGTTAGATAAGACGGAGAAATATAAATGGCAAATATAGGAAATCAACCGACAAAAAATATATATCAACAATTATTACAAGTATCATCATCGGGTGAAATATCAGATGTTACTGGTTCCGGATTTGGAGTTTATTTTGATAGAAGTGGAAATATAACTGCTCAAACATACACAGTTTCATCTTCTGTAACAAATGTACAATTTCAACAACAAAGTGGTTCAACTATTTTTGGTGATAGCAGTGATGATACTCATGCATTTACTGGAAGCTTAGATATAACTGGAAATGTGTCAGCAAGTGGGAACATAAGTGGTTCATATAGTGGAAAACTCCAAACTGGACTTTTACAAATAGGTGATGCGGGTAGTAGTAATCTTCAGAGAACTGCAAATAGCAATGGGACTTATTTTTCAGCAAATTTGCATAATACAAGTTTTGGAGGTGGGTATATTTCATTTGTTGAAAGTACTACGAATTGGGGCGAATCAGCTATACAACATCATGCTGACACGATTGGATGGACAGGAGCTCCTTACAACACCGGCGCCACGGCAACTACATTTAGATTACACGGACCAACAGCTGCACCTAGAATGTTTAGTTTTGGGTTTGGTGGGGCTGCCAGTCTTCCAATCCGTAAACCCCTTAGTGCAACCAACCCATTTTCATCATCTTGGAATACTGTAAATACTGGGCAAGTTGGACAGGGTGGAATAAATACTTCATTGGCTATGTTACATATAACTAATTCATTAGCTACGACTTATTCAGCTACACATGGAATGTATTCAAGTGCATCTAAAAATATAATACAAGTTGAAGCCGATGGTTCTGAAATTTTCCATTTAAGTGCAAGTGGTGATTTAAGATTAAGTGGTGATATAAGTTCAAGTGGAACATTAATTTCAAATGAAATAAACACAATAGGTCACATAACCGCAAGTGGAAACATAAGTAGTTCAACAACATCAACTGCTTCATTTGGTTATATTATACTCGAAGGTTCGGGCCCACTTTCGTCAGGGTTAGGTATAAATGAACCACCCGGTACCGGCGGTTCTTATAAGTTAAATGTTTTAGCTGGTAACAACTGGAATCACCCAGCTGCTAGATTTGCATACGATAATTCAGTATATCTTGAAATTCAAAATACTGGTATAAATGTAGTGGGTAGAGATTTTAAACTAAAAAAAGAAGATTCAGAAAAACTTAGATTACAAGATGGTGGTATAAAGGCAACTGGTCACATAACCGCAAGTGGTGATATAAGTTCAAGTGGAAACCTAATAGGAAATCACATAACCGCAAGTGGAAACATAAGTTCAAGTGGAAACCTAATAGGAAATCAGATAACCGCAAGTGGAGACATAAGTTCAAGTGGAAACCTAATAGGAAATCAGATAACTGCGAGTGGTGATGTTAAATTCCAAAACATGTCGTGGGAAAAAGGACATACAGATCAATATGGGGTATATGCTACTCGACCAGCTGGTAGTGGATTTTTTATTAAATCTGATGGGGGTTATGGTATGGTAGGTATTACACCCAACTCAGTTTTTAAGGGACTGGGTATTAGAACTGGTATGGTAGATTATAGACTATTTATTACTGGTTCAGAAAAAGGTAATGTAACAATCGCAATTCCCAATGCAGAGAATAATCCTGATGTTAAATCACAACTTCAAATAGCAGGTGATATTTGGACATCTGGTTCAAATGGACACATAACCGCAAGTGGAAACATCAGTCAATCAAGTAATATGACTGCATCTTTCGGTAGAATACATGCGGATGTTTGGAATGATGGTAGGGGTACAATTTATAATGTTTGTTTAGGTGATCATAGTGGTAGAGAAACAAATGGTACGGCGAATGTTGCAATAGGTTATAATGCCTTGGATATTAGTCAGGGTGCACAATATTCTGTTGCAGTTGGTTATCAAGCTATGGGTTTTTCAGGAGACAGCGGTACTGCAAGATTTCAGACTGGTATTGGTTATAGAGCACTTTATTCAAATTCAACTGGTGATTATAATGTTGCAGTTGGTTCAAATGCTGGGATATGGTTAAGTGGTAATAGAAATACTATTATTGGTGATGAAATCCAATTTATATATACGGGTGCTGGTGCAAACGAAAGTGTATTTCTTGGATATAATGCAGGTTGTACAACAGAGTGGGATACTAATAGTAATAGTACAGGAAGTATATATATAGGTGCTTATTCTTCGGCAAGTAGTGGTCAGACAGATAATGAGATTGTAATTGGAAGTGGTTCTATTGGTCGTGGTAGTAACACCACTACTATTGGTAGTTCACAAACAGTATCAACTTATTTAGAAGGACACATAACCGCAAGTGGTGATATAAGTGGTTCAGCAACATCAACTGGTTCATTTGGCCAATTAAGTTTAAAACATTTACCAATAACTGATCCATTAATAACTGGTTCATTATGGGTATCTGGAAGTTCTACGGATGAAAATGGTAAGAAAGCTGGATTCTTAATGGTATCTGGTATTCACGGATAAGAGGAGATTAGATAAGTGTATAGATTTATTTATCCAACAAAGGATAGTTACATATACGAACTCAACATCAACGATGAAAAGAATTTCGGTGGTGATGATGAACTTATCCTTAAAAAAGATTTTGATGGTTCAACTGGATTAAATGGTGTATCAAGACTTTTACTCCAATTTGATTTTACAGAAATATCTAAATCACTATCATCAGGAGATATAACAAGTCCAAGTTATTATTTAAGATTATATGAAAAAAAGACATCTGAATTATCACCAACTTATCAGATAAATGCTTATGCTCTATCTCAATCTTGGGATGATGGTACTGGTTTAACAGAAGAAGATCCAAATAAAAGAGATGGTGTGAGTTGGAAAAGAGATGATGAAAGTTTTGATAATTCTGATTGGACTATCGGGGGATTAGAAACAGTTGAATTTGCTTTAGAATCAGCATCAAAACCACTTGACTCTTTACATCTTCATTTAGATACTGGTAGTAGAAAAGCGGGTGGTGGTGTTTGGTATGATGAGGGGGGATTATTTGCAAATATAGCAGGTGTATCATCTCAATCTTTTTCATATGAATCTCCAGATATAGAAATGAATGTAAGTGATATTGTAAATAAATGGATTGATGGTACAAGACAAAATGAAGGATTTATCCTTAAATGGAGTGGTAGTCAAGAAGATGCAACAGATAAATCCGGTGATATAAGTTTTCATTCATCTGAAGCACAATCTATATTTTCACCAAAATTGGAAGTAAGGTGGGATAGCCATTTACCTTGTACTGGAAGTAACACAGGGAGTCTAACACAACTTACTATTGATGGAACAAAAGACAATTATCTTTATATGATAAATTTGAGAGATGCATATAAAGAAACAGAAACACCGAGATTTAGAGTTGGTGGTAGAGAAAGATACCAAACAAAATCAGTTTCTACAACAAAATCTTCAACATCACCATTATTTATACCAGAAGATAGTGGTAGTTATTCAATAGAAGATGTGGAAACTGGTTTAACACTTGTTCCATTTGGTACTGAATCATTATTTAGTTGTGATTCTACATCAAATTACTTTACACAAAAATTAAATGATTTTATTGTAAATAGAAAATATAGAATAAAACTTAGATTAAAAACGAATGATAATAAACAACTGATTTTTGACGATGGGTTTGAATTTAAGGTGGTTAAATAATATATGCATTACTTTATATTTCCAAATAAAAATACTTATATAACAACAGAATTTCAACAAAAGAATTTTGGAAATGATGAAATAGTTGAATTGCGTAAGATATTTAGTGGCAGTTATTCAACATCAGCCGAAGCCACTTCAAGAATACTTATTCAATTTGATTATTCAGATGTATCAAGTTCTATTGTAGATGGTACAATAACAAGTCCAAAGTTTTATTTAAGAATGTATGAGGTAGAAGGACAAACAGAATTAGATAAGTCTTATTCATTATCTACATTTCCATTATCTCAATCTTGGGAAGAAGGAGTTGGAAAATTAAATAATAATCCAAAAACAAAAGAAGGAGTTACTTGGGAAGATTACAATTCTGGTTCTGCTTGGTCATTAGTTCCAAATACAAATGCATCATCTGGAAGTTTAAGTACTGTTGGTGGTGGTGTTTGGATAACTGGTAGTGGGTATGAAGCATCTCAATCGTTTGTAAATCAATCTCCCGATGTTGAGATGGATATAACGGATATTGTAAATAAACATTTAGGAGGAGCTGACAATATATCTAATAATGGATTTATATTAAGATTTAGTGGTAGTATTGAAACAGATAGTAATCCATATGATTTTAAGTTCTTTTCAAGACATACACATACAATATATTCACCAAAATTAGAAGTGAGATGGGATGATCATTCCCCTTGTACTGGTTCTAATACTGGTAGTTTGACTGCATTAACTATGAGTGGAGAATTGGAAAATCATATATTTATTAAGGGATTACAACCAAAATATAAAGAAAGTGAAAAGGTTAGATTTAGAGTAGGTTGTAGAAAGAAATTTGTACAAAAAACATTTACAGAGTCAATGCTTACATCATCTTTTTATATTCCAGAAGGTAGTGGTAGTTATTCACTTGTAGATGTTGCAACAAACACATCAATAGTTCCATTCGGTGCATATACATCAATGAGCTGTGATACTACATCAGCTTATTTTGATCAATGGTTGAATGCCTTTGAACCTGGAAGATACTATAAAGTTTTATTTAAGTTAAAATATGATGATGGTCAAGAAATAATTTATGATAATAATGAAGAGTTTAAGGTGATATAGAATGCCATATAATAATACAGAAACCAATAAAACTGATGGTGCTTATACTGATCCGAACCAGAACCCAGATTTATCTAAAAGATGGGAACATGGAAATTTGCAACAATATAAGGAAGAAGTTTATACTAAAATAACCGAATTATTAATGAAAAAATATACAGAATTGGAAGTGGAGCTTGAAGTTGATAACATAGAAGCATTGCAAAAGACATATACAGATGGTACTTTAATGACTGGTAACTCTAATAGTGGTATGATGGTTGTGTATGAAAGTGACATAGATGCTAATACAGAAGAAGAAAAAATTAAAGATGCATTGCTTAAATGGTTAGATTTTGCAGATGTATCACAACTCACTATAAAAATAGAATCTGATCCATCAAATCTTATTTTTCAATTACCAAATAAAATAGATTTTGATATGAATAAACAACTCGGTGTAATGGGTCTTACAGATATAGGTATAAAAGATAATATATCTCAATTTATGGGAATAAAACAAACAAAAACTAATATAAATAGAAATAAATTATCAGAATATGTTGATACTGAATTTTCTGAACTTATACCACAAACATTTACACATTTGATTGAAAGATATAATAAATTAAAACAACAAATACCATTTTATAGATATAGAACAGATGCGTTTTTTAATGAATATAGAAATGCTAATGTACCAATTGAATATAGAATTGAAAAGTTTTTTGAGGAGTTTGATAATATAAAGGATGAAATACCAGCGGGTTCTTTAACTAATGTTTCATCTATTAACGCTTTAACACAAGCTACTTTATTTGGTTATGGAACTATGACTTATTTATTAAAAGAGGCTCGTATAAAAATGAATGATGGTGATGTTCCAGAATGGTCAACAAATCAAGTTATAGGTTTTATAGATTTAATAAATAAAATGGAAAGTGATATGGAAACTATTGTTGCTAATAGTAATTTATTGGATACAGAAAATGTTGTTCTTGAAGATTTATTGACCAAATATGGTGCTTATGATTTACAATCTGATATTGAGAATTTGACTGCTGAAAATTTCACATTACAGGATGATTTTAAAACTGCTGCAGAAACAGCTCAAGAAGTATTGAATACAACTGTTGAAACAAAAGATAGTAAAATATCAGAATTAAATGATAACATCACTACAAAAGATAATGAAATATCACAACTAAATAATAATATTACTACTAAAGCTAATACAATATCAGAATTAAATGATAGAGTATCAGAATTAGATAATCAAATATCACAACTAAATGATAGTATTGCTACTAAAACTAATACAATATCACAACAAAATGATAGTATTACTACTAAAACTAATATAATATCACAACTAAATAATAGTATCACTACAAAAGATGCCAAAATATCACAACTAAATAATAGCATCACTACAAAAGATAATGAAATATTACAACTAAATAATAGTATCACTACAAAAGATGCCAAAATATCAGACCTGAATTTTGCACTTTCCCATTTAAAGAATAATGTTTTTGCATCATATACTGATGTAAATGATGATGGTGCAGTAAATGTATTAGATATGGTAAATACTCATAATACTTATCGGAGGACTTTAGATACACGAAATACAACTATCACTACAAAAGATAATGAAATATTACAACTAAATAATAGTATCACTACAAAAGATGCCAAAATATCACAACTAAATGATATGATAGCTAATCTTCAATCTACTATTTCTTCACCACCTGCTAATACAACGACACCACGTGATACTGTTACTAATACAACGACACCGCGTGATGATGTAATAAAATATGGTCATGGAGGAATACATAATAAACAATGTCCTCCGGGACAACATATGATGCCAGATGGAACTTGTATGATGGGTGATTATCATGGACAATTACCTGGTCAATATCGTAAAGGTGGGAGAACAACACCAGTACCAACAAAACGGAGATTACAGTAATATGTCGTTTATAGAATTATATAATAATGATATTTTAGATACTATAAGTGTTGGTAAAGCTATAACTAATTTTGATGAGTCAAATGGTGATTATATTAAAGTTGAAATATTTATGGAGAATACGGACAGTGCTATAAATACATTTTATTCTAATAGATTATTATTTAAGTATCCAGATACAGACGATTATTATTTTGGGGATTATCACTATCATCCGGAAAATCCGACAATGGGATTTTGTACAAAAAGAATTCATACAGACGATGAAATTACTAATTTACAGCCCATTCCTATTGGTGATAATGTAAATGAACCATTAAATTCAGAAATTAAATATCAAAAACATTTTGATATATTTAGAGATAATAATAATGAAATTTATATTAAACCAAATGAAATATTAAAAATGGCCAAATTAAAGAAGGCTAAATATAAAATAAGAATTCATTTTTTAAGAAATATAAAATCAACATTGGGTAAATTTTTACATATGAATAAAAATAATCTTATTGAAAATGGTAATTTCTTCGCAGGATTAGAAGCGACGCAAACTGGCGATTTGGATAGGTCTTTTGGTAGAAATAATTTTGTGATGATACAAAATCCTGGATATGGTAAATTTGTATTGGAACAAGATGGTATAGATAATAATGTATATGACATGCGTGTAACTGGAATTAAACCCAGTACATATTATGTATTTAGTTGTTGGGCTGCATGGGATGCTAATTTTGTTGGTAGTCATAGTATAGTAAATTTTGATGGAGCATCTGCTGATAATACAAGTTCACTTGAAATTGATGATGACAGTGTTTTTTCACATACAAATGTTGGTGGACTTTTGTGGAATAGAAGATATATAACAGTTTATACACAAACAAATGCTAATCTTGGTAGTATTAGAATTAAAGTTGGTACATCTGTTGGTAGTAGTAATCCAAACGGAAGAAGATATTTTACCGATTTAAGGTTTGAAGAGGTTGAAAATTTTGATGGTGCGTTGTTTGAGTACATTGAAAAATTAAAATTGGAAATTAACTAATGAAATTTTTAATAAAACAAATATCAACTTCAAGAACAGAAATAAGACTAACATTAAATTCAGTAGATATTGATGGTATTCCTTATTATATGTTTGGTACAACTGATAGTACTTTTGATGAGGGAACTATATCTTCTAAATATATACCACAATCTATATCTAATTATTCATCAGAAGGTCCAAACCCAGCTATCATTAGGTTGATAGTTGCATATCTGAAAGATACATTAGGTTCAATACCTGGTTTTTCTGATACTGTTTTAACTGTTGGAGAAAATCAACATATACCTATTGTAAATATATCAGTTGATGATATTAGTCTTTTAACTTTAAGTTCAGATACAGTACCATCGGTAGTTATTAAACTTACTGAAAAATTACCAACTTCTATCAAAGAATTAGATGAAGTTTTCATTGAAGATCAAATATTAACTACACAAGAACAAGAAGTTTATTATATTCCTAAATCAGATGTTCCACTAACACTTCGTGGTTTAGACTATGATGAAGGAATGAAAGATGAAGTTGGTAATTCTGATATACAAAAATTAGAATATCAAACACATGATGAATTAACATCATCATTTGCACATACTGATAAGACAGTCGTTGGACAGATACTTTCTGGTAGTGACCCAAATCTTAAAATAGATTACAGTAAGTTTGAGAACCATGTTCATTTTGGGTCTGCTGTGTCTAAACTTGAAAATTTTAAGAGAAAAGTTGGAACTATTGAAACTTATTTGGTTCAAATTTCACAATCATTAAATCTAACAAGTAGTGTTGCAGTTAAAAGTTTAAGAGAAGATTTATTTACAAAGATACAAGATGAAAAGAATTCATTTACTCCTTATGAGAAAGAACTTTATTATAATGGTGATAAATTAGGATTTAATTATAATATAAATCTTGGTCAAAATTATATTAAAAATACTCCATTAAATAAAGAAACAAAATTATTAAATGATAGTGGTTTTAGTATAGTTCATTCAGTTTCAGGTTCAAATACTGGAGGTGGACATATTGATTTATTTAAGGGATTATATAATGTAGAAGATAAACCATTTTATAATTATAGTGGTTCATTTTATTTATCATTTTTAATGAAAGGTGATGAAAGTATTGCTGGTAATATAAAATGGGAAAATTATAATGAAGAATATATACCAAAATTACCATATGATACTTTATATTCAAGTTCTGTATCAGAACCATCTATAAAATCTGGTTCTTGGAGTAGATATATTTATCATGCATCAATGTCTTATTTTACTCCAATATCATCAATACCCATTATTGGTTCACCAGGAAGTATAACTGATTTTACACAAGGTTCAAGTGAAATAGATATTTTACAAGGAAATAATGTTACAGG